AGAACAAGTTGTAGATGGGTTCTTAGCCCACGAAGCTCAAAATATAGTTCCAGAAGCAATATCTGGTGAAAAAGATCAAATAGACGAAGATGGTAACGAAGTTTATCAAGGTATTGATCAAGCTAAGTTAGTACCGCTTTTAACAGCCGCACTGCAAGAAGCAATAAAAAGAATAGAAATATTAGAACAAAAAAATAAATAAATGGCAATTACTTACACTTGGAGTATTCCACAGATGAATGCTTACATCGAATTTGAAGATAAAGAAAATGTAATTTACACGGTACATTATATATACAAAGGATCTAAAGAGTCTGGTGGAGATGTATATTCGAGTCAATTAATAGGAACACAAAGCTACACATACACTAAAGGTGATGATTTTGTGCCGTATGAAGACACAGAAGAATTTGAAAATCTTGTTATAAGTTGGTTGGAAAATTCATTAGATGTAGAAAAATTACAAGAATCAATATCAAAAAATATAGAATCTCAAATTACACCAGTAACAGAAGATTTATATTTCACTTGGCAATAAAGTAAAATTTACTAAAATCAAGTGAGTATATAGATATAACCGGCACGGTGAAGTGCAAACCAAATAATAACATAAAACCAAAACCAATGACAATTTATTATTCGACTAATACTTGGTCTAGTCAACCACAAGTGTCCGATGAAACCAGAAAATTATGGGAGCACGTAGCTCAGAAGAAAAACTGGCGTATAGTGCAATTACCAAACGGCTTTTATCAAACCGAACACCACACTCTAGAAGATGAGTGGGCTGACGTTACAAGACGTGAAACTATTGAAGGCGCTGAACAAGCAATTGATAGCTCTGTAGAACACTACATGAAAAAGCTAGAATACTTAAAAGGACCTAAAGTAGTAAAAACTTTTGAATAACATTTTTATAATATAATTTAATCTAATCTAATATGTCAGACTTAATAGTCAAAAATCTTAACTTTGGTGATCAAGCCAGAGATAATGTATTTAAAGGAATTGAAAAACTAACGCAAGCTGTTAGCTCTACACTCGGAGCTAGCGGCAAATGCGTTATGTTAGAAGATCATACTGGAAGACCAGTCATAACTAAAGACGGGGTTACAGTCGCAGATTCTATAATATTGCGAGATCCAGTAGAAAACATGGGTGCAACGCTTTTAAAAGAAGCGGCACGTAAAACTGTACAAGAAGCAGGCGATGGAACCACAACAGCTACAGTACTAGCACATGCTATATTACTAGAAGCCTATAAGGTAGCTGATAAAACAAACTCAAGAGAGTTAAAAGACGGTATTAATGAATCAGTTAAAAAAGTAGTTAAGTATTTAAAATCATTATCAGTTGATGTAAAAGGTCAAATGATAGATCAAATAGCTACAATATCGACTAACAACGAACCTGCACTTGGTAAAATAATAGCAGATGCTTTCAGAGCAGTTGACAACACAGGCGTTGTTATGATGGAAACCTCATCAGATGGTAAAACACATGTAGAGGTTGTTGATGGTGTTCAATATGAAAAAGGGCTAAAAAATTCTCATTTTATTACTAACAAAGTTAGTAAGACTGCAGAATTAGAAAAGCCACTTGTTTTATTATTAGAATCACCGGTAGATACTATCAGACAAATACAGTCTGTGCTAGAGTATGTAATAAAAAACAATAAACCTTTGCTTATTATAGGCGACTTAGAACAAGGTGTTTTATCAGCTCTAGCTATGAATAAAACAAAAGGTAATATTAAAGTCAATGTGATTGACGCGCCTACGTATGGTATAAACAAACAGCAAATGCTACAAGATTTATCTATGCTTACTGGTGCTACCATTATAAATGAAGATCTAGGCGATGATATGAACATGATACAGCCAGATCATTTAGGTACATGCTTAAAAAGTGTAACATCACATGAAGACACAATATTACAAATAAATGAAAGCACAGAAGAAGTTAAGCAAGTTATAAAGGATATAAAAGAAAAACTTTTAAAAGAAAAAAATCCAAACAAACTTATTAAGCTTGAAAAAAGATTAGCAATGCTATCAGCTAAAATAGCTATTGTAAAAGTAGGTGCTAATTCAGAAATAGAATTAAAAGAAAAAACAGATAGAGTTGAAGATGCTATCTGTGCTACTAAAGCTGCTATTAAAGAAGGGATTGTTCCTGGTGGTGGTATTGCTCTATTAAACGCTGCTACAAATATTAATGCTAAGTCTATTGGTGAAACAGTTTTACTAGAAGCTATCAAAGCACCTTATAAAACAATACTGGAAAATGCAGGTGTCAACAACGTAAAAACACCTATTAGAAAAGGACAAGGCTACAATGTGGTTACAGGAAAAATGGTAAATATGATTAAGTCAGGTATTATAGACCCATTACTTGTCACCAAGAGCGCTCTTCAAAATGCAGCTTCTGTAGCAACAACAATATTATCTACTGATTGTGTAATCAATAATTTAAGAATAGATGAAGGCAATAGGTAGAAACTTAATAATAAATAAAACTAAAGAAGGAACTACTAAAACAAAAGGTGGTTTACTTCTTGCAGAAAATCAACGTGAAGATATACGATATATAAAAGCAGATGTAGTGTCTGTTGGAACAGAAGTGTCTGGTATTAAAAAAAATGACACTATATACTTTGATCGTCACGCTGGTCACAAAATAGAAGTTAATAAAAAATCTTATCACGTTATAAAATCAAGTGACATAGTCGTTGTATTATGAGATTAGCCGCTAGTGACATTAGAGAACTAAACCTCTTAAAACACTACCGCATTATAAGA